GTGTTCGACTTTCTGAAGCGGCAGGTCCCGGCGACGGTGGCGGTGGAGGTCCGGGGTGCGGCGCCGGAGGCCAAGGCCTCGGCGGCGGGGGCGGTGATCGCCTGGGCGGGAGCGGGGCGGGCGGTCTGGGGGCCGCGCGATGCGGTGTCGCTGACGAAGAGCGGCTTTTGCGGCAACCCGGTCGGGTTCCGCGCGGTCAAGGTGATTGCCGAGGCGGCGGCGGCGCTGCCTCTGGTGCTGCAGGACCGCAAGCGGCGGTTTGACGTGCATCCGGTGTCGGACCTGCTGGCGCGGCCGAATGCGGTGCAGGGGCGGGCGGAGCTGCTGGAGGCAGTCTATGCGCAGGTGCTGCTGACCGGGAACGCCTATGTCGAGGCGGTGGGCGACGAGGGCCTGCCGGCGGAGTTGCATGTGCTGCGGTCGGACCGGGTGTCGATCGTGCCGGGGGCGGATGGCTGGCCGGTGGCCTTTGACTATGCGCTTGGCGGGCGGAAGCACCGGTTCCGGCTGGGCGAGGGGCCGAGCCCGATCTGCCATATCCGCAGCTTTCACCCGCAGGACGACCATTACGGGCTGTCGCCGATGCAGGCGGCGGCGCAGGCGGTGGATGTGCACAACAGTGCTTCGCGCTGGACCAAGGCGCTTCTGGACAATGCGGCGCGGCCTTCGGGGGCCATCGTCTACAAGGGCGTCGACGGGCAGGGGAGCCTGAGCCAGGACCAGTATGAGCGGCTCGTGTCGGAGATGGAGTCGCTCCATCAGGGCGCGCGGAATGCGGGGCGGCCGATGCTGCTGGAAGGCGGGCTGGACTGGAAGCCGATGGGGTTTTCGCCGTCGGACATGGAGTTCCTCAAGACCAAGGAAGCGGCGGCGCGGGAGATCGCGGTGGCCTTTGGCGTGCCGCCGATGATCCTGGGGATTCCGGGGGATGCGACGTTTGCCAATTACCAGGAGGCGAACCGGGCGTTCTATCGCCTGACGGTGCTGCCGCTGGCGGCGCGGGTGCTGGGGGCGCTGGCCAACTGGCTGGAAGATTTCTCCGGCGAGAAGCTGGAGCTACGGCCCGATGCCGATCAGGTGCCGGCGCTGTCGGCGGAGCGGGATGCGCAATGGGCGCGGGTGGCCGGGGCGGAGTTCCTGACGGCGGAGGAGAAGCGGCGACTGCTGGGCCTGCCGCCGTTGTCGCCGCCGGGGGAGGCGCGCGATGCCGGATGATCACGGGCGCTATGGCGCGCCCTTTGCCTGCGCGCCGGGGATGCGGCTTGAGGCGCATGAGAAGCTGTCGGCGCTACAGATCGCGCGGCTGACCGAGGAGATCGACCGGGTCGAGATGCTGGTCGAGCGGATCGAGAAGCGGCTGTGGGTCACGCTGTACGGGGTCGTGGCCGCGATCCTGAGCCAGGCCGTGCAGTCACTGATCAACATGGGACCGTGAGGAGGGATGATGCAGCTGGAACGCAAGTTCAACCGGCCCGAGGGCGGTGTCACCGTGACCGAGGGGGCCGTGATTGCGGGCTATGCCTCGGTCTTTGGGGCCGCCGATCAGGGCGGCGATGTGGTGGAGCGGGGGGCCTATGCGGCCTCGCTGGCGCGGACGCTGGCGGCGGGGGGGCGGGTCAAGATGCTGTGGCAGCATGATCCGGCCCGCCCCATCGGCGTCTGGGACGAGGTGCGCGAGGATGCGCGGGGCCTGTGGGTCAAGGGGCGCATCCTGACGGATGTGGCGCAGGGCCGCGAGGCGGCGGCGCTGGTGGGGGCGGGGGCGATCGACGGGCTGTCGATCGGATACCGCACGGTCAAGGCGCACAAGGACGAGGGCGGGCGGCGGCGGCTGGACGAGGTGGAGTTGTGGGAGGTGTCGCTGGTCACCTTTCCGATGCTGCCCGAGGCGCGGGTCGCGGCCAAGCAGGATGACGGCGGGGCGCAGGAATTGCGCGCGCTGGCAGAGGTCTTTCGCCGTGTCGGGCGGGAGATGGCGGAAGCGCTGAAAAAGGGGAACGGGCGATGACCCAAGCGATGCACGAGCCGGGGGAAAGCCTGTCCCCGGCCCGGGAACTGACGATGGCGATGGCGGGTTTCGTGCGCGAGTTCAAGGGCTTTGCGGACGGAGTTCGGGTGAAGCTTCAGGAACAGGACGAACGCATGTTGAAACTGGATCGCAAGACGATGCTGACGGGCGCGCGCCCGCATCTGGCAGCCGCCGCCGAGGTCGAGCCGCCGCACCAGAAGGCCTTTGCGGCCTATCTGCGGGCGGGCGATGACGACGGGCTGCGCAACCTTGACCTTGAAGGCAAGGCGATGAGCACCTCGGTCGCCGCCGATGGCGGGTTCCTTGTCGCGCCGCAGATGGCCGAGACGATCCAGGGCGTGCTGCTGGGTGCCTCGTCGATCCGTGCCGTGGCGACGGTGGTGAACGTGGATGCCACTGCCTATGACGTGCTGGTCGACCGGACCGAGGCGGGCGCGGGTTGGGCGTCGGAAACCGCGGCGCAGACCGAGACGGGGACGCCCCTGATCGAGCGGATCACGATCCCGCTGCACGAGTTGTCGGCGCTGCCCAAGACGTCGCAGCGGCTGCTGGACGATTCCGCCTTCGACATCGAGGGCTGGCTGGCGGGGCGGATCGCCGAGAAGTTTGCCCGCGCCGAGGCTGCGGCCTTTGTCAACGGCAACGGCGTCGACAAGCCGAAGGGGTTCCAAGATTACCCGAAGGTCGCGAATGCGTCCTGGGCCTGGGGGTCGCTAGGGTTCATCGCGTCGGGCAGTGCCGCGACGGTGACGTCGACCGATCCGCTGGTCGACCTCGTCTATGCGCTGGGGGCGGAATATCGCGCGGGCGCGACCTTCGTGATGAATTCCAAGACCACGGGCGTGATCCGCAAGCTGAAGGATGCGGACGGGCGGTATCTGTGGTCGGACGGGTTCGCGGCCGGAGAGCCGGCGCGGCTGCTGGGCTATCCGGTGCTGATCGCCGAAGACATGCCGGACATCGGCTCGGGCACGCATCCCGTGGCCTTTGGCAACTTCGCGCGCGGATACACCATCGCGGAACGCCCGGACCTGCGCGTGCTGCGCGATCCGTTCTCGGCCAAGCCGCATGTGCTGTTCTATGCGACCAAGCGGGTCGGCGGCGCGGTGAGCGACTTTGCGGCGATCAAGCTGCTGCGCATCGCGGTCAGCTGATCGGGAGACCTGCGGGCGGGGCGAGAGGCCCTGCCCGCAGGAACGCAGGGGTAATGCGGAGTTTTGACGATGCTGGTCGAGGAAACGGGCGTGCCCGACGCAAGCCTGCCGGTGGCGCGCCTGCGCGAGCATCTGCGGCTGGGGACGGGGTTCGGCGAAGACGGGTTGCAGGACCCGGTGCTGGCGGGGTTCCTGCGGGCGGCGATGGCCGCGATCGAGGGACGCACCGGCAAGGTGCTGATCGCGCGAAATTATCTTTTCAGCCGGGCGGCCTGGTCCTTTAGCGACCGGCAGCCGCTGCCGGTGGCGCCGGTGTCGGCGGTGACGCAGGTGACGGTGGTGGATGCCGCCGGGGCCGAGACGGTGCTGGCGGGCGGGGCATGGCGGCTGGTGCAGGATACGCAGCGGCCGGTGGTGATGGCGGTGGGTCTGACGCTGCCGTCGGTGCCGGAGGCGGGCGAGGTGCGGATCAGGTTCCGCGCGGGGTTCGGCGACAGCTTTGCCGCGGTGCCGGCGGACCTGCAGCAGGCAGTGCTGCTGCTGGCGGCGCATTACCACGAGTTCCGGCAGGACACCGCGCTGGGCACGGGCTGCATGCCGTTCGGCGTGACCGCGCTGATCGAGCGGTTCCGGGTGCTGCGGGTCGGGGGGCTGGCATGAGGACGCCGGTTCTGGGGCGGAGGCTCGTGCTCGAGAACGCCGCGCGTGAGGCGGATGGCGCGGGCGGGTTCGTCGAGACCTGGATGGCGCTGGGCACGCATTGGGCCGAGGTCCGGCCGGGGCGCGGGCGCGCGGCCGAGGGCGAAGGCGTGGTGCTGTCGCGTGTTGGCTGGCGGATCACGGTCAGGGCCGCCTTGCCGGGATCGGTGGCGCGGCCTCTGGCCGGGCAGCGGTTCCGCGAGGGGGAGCGGGTGTTTCGCGTCCTGTCCGTGTCGGAGGCGGATTCGGGTGGTCGGTATCTTCTCTGCGAGGCGGACGAGGAGGCGGCGGCATGAGCTATGGCATGGCGGGCGCGCTGCAGGCGGCGGTGTTTGCGCGGGTGAGCGGGGACGCTGTCGTGGCAGGGCTGGTGGGGGACGCGGTCTATGACGCGGTGCCGCCGGGAGCCTTGCCCGCGCTGTACGTCTCGTTGGGGCCCGAGGTGGTGCGGGACCGGTCCGACAAGACCGGTAGCGGCGCGGAACACGAGTTCAGCGTGGCGGTCGTGTCGGATGCGGCGGGGTTTGCAGCCGCCAAGGCGGTGGCGGGTGCTGTGTCGGATGCGCTGGTGGATGCGGAGTTGACGCTCGTCCGCGGGCGGCTGGTGGGGCTGTGGTTCCTGCGGGCCAAGGCGGCGCGCGTCGGCACGGGAGAGCGGCGGCGGATCGACCTCACATTTCGGGCGCGGGTCGAGGACGACTGAGTTTTTTTCGCGCGGGTTCGTGCGGTTATCGGGGCGATTTCAGGAGGGCGAGGCCATGGCAGCGCAGAACGGCAAGGATCTTCTCATCAAGATCGACATGAACGGCGAAGGCCTGTTCGAGACGGTCGCGGGCCTGCGCGCCACGCGGATCAACCTGAACGCCGCATCGGTGGAGGTGACGAGCCTCGACAGCGCGGGGGGCTGGCGCGAGCTGCTGGCGGGCGCGGGGGTCAAGACGGCGTCGATCTCGGGGTCGGGCATCTTCAAGGACCAGGCGACGGACGAACGCGCGCGGGCGATCTTCTTTGAAGGGCTGATGCCCGCGTTCCAGATCATCGTGCCGGATTTCGGCACATTGGAGGGGCCGTTCCAGATCACCTCGATCAGCTATGCGGGCAACCATGACGGCGAGGCGACGTACGAGATCGCGCTCGCCTCGGCGGGGGCCATCGTATTCACGGCGCTGGTGGCGCCGTGACGAACCCCTGGGCGGGCGAGGTGGAGGTGACGGTCGATGGGGCTGCGCATGTGGCGCGGCTGACGCTGGGCGCGCTGGCCGAGCTGGAAGCGCGGCTGGGGACGGGGACCATCGTGGAACTGGTCGAGCGATTCGAGCGGGCGGCGTTTTCGACCCGCGACGTGCTGGCCGTGATTGTGGCGGGGCTGCGCGGCGGTGGGCTGAAGGTGACGGCGGAGGACCTGCTGACGGCGGATATCGCCGGGGGGCCGGTCGGCGCGTCACGGGCGGCGGCGCTGCTGCTGACGCGCGCGTTTGCGCTGCCGGAATGAGCCGCAGGCTCGACTGGGCGGGGCTGATGCGGGCGGGGCTGGTGGGGCTGCGGCTGAGCCCGGAGGCGTTCTGGCGGCTGACCCCGGCGGAGCTGATGCTGATGCTGGGGCTGGGCGGCGGGCCCGCACCGATGCGGCGGGGCCGGTTCGAGGACCTGCTGCGGGCGTTTCCGGACGGCGCGGACAAGGGAGGCGAGGATGGCGGAGTTCGATGATCTGGCGGGCGAGGTCGAGGGGCTGGACCGGAGCCTGTCGCAGACGGCGGGGTCGGCGTCCGCGTTGTCGGGCGAGTTGCGCGACGTTCAGGGCGGCATGGCCGAGGTGGTGCGCGACCTGGGCCGGCTGGAGGCGGGGTTCTCCGGCGGGCTGAAGCGGGCGATCGACGGGCTGGTGATCGGCGGCGAGAGTGCGAGCGAGGCGCTGACGGCGGCGGCCGAGACGATGCTGAACACCGTCTATCGCAGTGCGATGGAGCCGGTGACGGACCAGCTGGGGTCGCTGCTGGCGGGCGGTCTGAACAGCGCGGTGGCGGGGATGATGCCCTTTGCCGATGGCGCGCCGTTCAGCCAAGGCCGCGTGATGCCGTTTGCGCAGGGCGGCGTGGTGAGCGGGCCGGTGTCGTTCCCGATGCGGGGCGGCACGGGACTGATGGGCGAGGCGGGGCCGGAGGCGATCATGCCGCTGGCACGCGGCGCGGACGGGCGTCTGGGGGTCGAGGCGCGGGGCGGTGGCGCGCCTGTGAGCGTGACGATGCATGTGAGCACGCCCGACGTGCGGGGGTTTGCGCGCAGTCAGGGCCAGATCGCGGCGGAACTGGGCCGTCTGGTCAACCGTGGTCTGCGCAACAGGTAGGAGCGAGCAATGTCCTTTCACGAAGTGCGCTTTCCCGCGACGCTGAGCTTCGGCTCGCAGGGTGGACCGGAGCGGCGGACCGAGATCGTCGCGCTGGCGAACGGGTTCGAGGAGCGCAATGCGCCCTGGGCCCATGCGCGGCGGCGGTTCGATGCGGGGCTGGGGCTGCGGTCGCTGGATGATCTGGCGGAGTTGCTGGATTTCTTCGAGGCGCGGCGCGGGCAGCTTTACGGCTTCCGCTGGAAGGACTGGAGCGACTTCAAGTCGTGCAAACCGTCGCGCGAGGTCGGGCCCTTCGATCAGGCAATCGGGCGGGGCGATGACGTGACGGTGACCTTTCCGCTCGCCAAGCGCTATGCCTCGGGCGAGGGGAGCTATCTTCGGCCCATCGCCAAGCCGGTGCCGGGCACGGTCAGGGTGGCCGTGGGCGGCGTGCCGCAGCAGGAAGGCGTGGCCTGGACCGTCGATGTGGCGGCGGGGACGGTGACCTTCGAGACGCGGCCCCAGCCGGGGGCCGAGATCACGGCGGGGTTTGAGTTCGACGTGCCGGTGCGGTTCGACACGGACCGCATCCAGGTGTCGGTGGCGTCGTTCCGGGCGGGCGAGGTGCCGAGCGTGCCGGTGGTGGAGGTGCGACTGTGACCGCGGCGCTGCTGGGTCATCTGGCGGGCGGGCTGACCAACGTCTGCCGCTGCTGGCGCGTGCGGCGGCGGGATGGGGTAACGCTGGGGTTCACCGATCACGACATGGCGTTGGCCTTTGACGGGGTGGCGTTCCGGCCCGAGGCGGGGCTGGCGGCAGGGGCGCTGATGCAGGGCACCGGCCTCGCCGTCGACAATGCCGAGGCGATGGGCGCGCTGTCGGCAGAGGCGATCAGTGAGGCTGATCTGGAGGCGGGCCGCTATGACGGGGCGGAGGTCAAGGTCTGGCTGGTCAACTGGATGGATGTCGCCGCGCGGAGGGTGCTGTTTGCCGGGACGCTGGGCGAGGTCCGGCGTGGGGACGGCGCGTTCCGGGCGGAGTTGCGGGGGCTGACCGAGGGGCTGAACCTGCCGGGCGGGCGGGCCTATGTGCGGCAATGCACGGCGGTGCTGGGCGATGCGGGGTGCCGGTTCGATCTGGGGCAGGCAGGCTATGCGGCGGTCTGGCGGCCGGCGAGCATCGAGCGGAGCCAGCGGTTCGTGTTCGCCGCAGTGGGAGGGTTTCAGCCGCGCTGGTTCGAGCGGGGCCGCCTGTTCGTGCAGTCGGGTACGGGGGCGGGGCTGGCGGGCGTCATCAAACATGACCAGACGGACGCGGCGGGCCGTCGTGTGATCGAGTTGTGGGAGCCGGTGCGGGCCGAGGTTCTGCCGGGCGACGAGGTCCGGATCGAGGCAGGCTGCGACAAGCGGATGGAGACCTGCCGGGCGAAGTTCGCGAATGTTGTCAACTATCGCGGGTTCCCCTTTGTCCCTGGTGAGGACTGGCTGGTCGCGATTCCGGCGACACAGGCGGGGGTCGCGGCGGGATGATGCGCGACCGGGTGGTAGCGGCGGCGCGGGGCTGGATCGGCACGCCCTACGTGCACCAGCAGGCGGCGCGTGGGGCGGGCTGCGACTGTCTGGGCCTTGTGCGCGGCGTCTGGCGCGAGGTCTGCGGGGCCGAGCCGGAAGCGGTGCCCGCTTATACTCCGGACTGGTCGGAGAGTGCGGGCGACGAACGGCTGTGGCGCGCGGCGCGACGGTGGCTGTGCGAGCGGCCCGCTGGCGAGGCAGGCCCCGGTGACGTGTTCCTGTTCCGGATGCGGGAAGGGTTTGTCGCCAAGCATCTGGGCATCGTGACCGGGCCGGACAGCTTTGTGCATGCCTATTCCGGTCACGGCGTGATCGAGAGCGCGCTGACGCTGGCCTGGCGGCGCCGGGTTGTCGCGGCCTTTGCCTTTGGAGGGACGGACTGA